ATTCGCAGGATCGTTGAAATCAGGGGTGTTACCGGACATTTGGTCAAAAAGTGTACGTTTTGTTCCATTAAAGTCTCTTTGAATTTGAGCTAACATATACGCCCCAGAAAACTCCTGCAATGTTTGATTTCCACAAGTAATTGAAACTTTACTAATCATCTGCGCTCCTAAATTTTCAATCCATTTAAACTCATACGGAGCCCAATTTGTATTTGTCGTGGTATTCTGAGGCGGCAAAATAGGAGACCATATGTTAGGTATATCAACTGAAACGTAGCAATCCATCAAAAGTTCGGCATTGCGAGGAATCTTAAATGTAAACGTTGATTTTTCCGTTAAACGCAGCATTTTTGATCCTTCAAAGTCTACACGAAATTTTTGCATACCAAAATTTGTATATTTTGCATATTTAGCTTTAAAAAAAGTTTTTGAAGGATTACCATTTAAAATAATATTTTGTTGACCTTGTGATACTAAATTCAATAGACCTCCAGCCATTTATTTATATTATGATAATATTTTTAAATGCATTTTATTGTTTTTGATATACTTTTAAGAAAACGCATAACAAAAAGTATTTCTTAAAAGTATTTTTTTAAAAGTATATAGTATGACTTCCGCTGTTGAAAATACTATGAAATATTTAATGTCTTTAAAAGAGGAATTTGTTTCAAACATGATATTTTTTCTCATATTAGTAATAATTATTTTCATGTTGTGGTATTATTTTTATATGAGAAACTTGGGAGCCAGCGAATGCTCGAGAATGAACTCTTTATATAAAAAACTAGACGGCAATTTGAGATCTATCAATTCAAGCGACAAGCAATGTGGATATACTTTAAAAGATTATTATATTATGTCAGCTTACAATGCTTGCAGTGGTGGGTCATATAAAAATGATTTCGTCGAAATCTGCAATTTAAAAAACGTAATAAGACAAGGAGTAAGAGGGCTTGACTTTGAAGTTTATTCTTTAAACGATGAACCAGTTGTCGCGACATCAACAAGTGATAGTTATTTCATTAAGGAAACATATAATTCTGTAAAGTTTTCAGATGTATTGTACGCCATTCAAAATTATGCATTCTCAAATAGCACAGCACCCAATCCAGCCGACCCAATAATCCTACACTTACGAATAAAAAGCACAAACCAAAAAATGTATGAGAATTTTGCTAATCTTTTTAAGTCTTACAACACGTTATTATTAGGAAAAGACTATAGTTATGAAAATCATAATACGAATTTAGGCGACGTTCCTTTATTAACCTTAGCCGGAAAAATTATTGTAATTGTAGATAGATCTAACACCGCTTTCATGCAAAGTGAGCATTTTCAAGAGTATGTAAATATGACAAGTAATTCAATTTTTATGCGCGCGCTACATTATACAGATATTAAACAAACGCCAGATGTCAACGAGTTAATTGAATTTAATAAAAGAAACATGACAATTGGAATGCCTGACCTGGGTTCAAATCCATCAAACATGAGTGGAATGTTGGTGAGAGAAACAGGAAGTCAAATGTTAGCAATGCGTTATCAAAACGTCGACCAATTTCTAGAAGAAAATACATTATTTTTTGATAGAGCAGGGTATGCCTTTGTATTAAAACCAGAGAAATTCAGATATAAGCCAGTTACTATTGCTGCTCCCACGCCTCAAAGACCCGAGTTGAGTTACGCTACAAGAACAATAACAAAAGATTATTACGAATTTAATATATAAATATCATACTAGTTTTTATTTAATGATATTTATTTTAAGCTTTTTATAGCTTTTTATGTTATTTTTTTGTTGTTTTGTGTTGGCGTCATTCTTTAGCATGAAGTTCAAAACTATAGTTTGTTTTCTTACATAAATCTTGTAAACTTTTTATTCGTATAATATAACTAAACGAATGAAAAATCCAAAACAATGCGACAAGTCTATGAATTTTAATGAATGTGAGTTGGCAGTTCTTCGAAGCGCAGTAGATTTAGCTCAAGAAAAAATAGGGAAAAGGGTTGTAAATACACCTGAAATTCAAGAAATGATTACCATTGTTGAAAATTTTATACGACGTAAAAATTTGGTTTGTTATGGAGGAACGGCGATAAATAATATATTGCCAAAAGAAGATCAGTTTTACGATAGAGATCTAGAGATACCAGATTATGATTTTTTTAGCCCAAACTCTTTGAATGACGCAAAAGAACTTGCAAATATATTTTATGATAGAGGTTATTATGAGGTTGAAGCAAAAAGTGGCCAACATGCCGGTACATTTAAAGTATTTGTGAATTTCATTGGAATAGCAGATATTACGTATTTGCCGTCAGAATTATTTGACTCTATAAAAGCAAATGCAATTCGGGTTTCTGGAATATTATATGCGCCACCAAATTACTTACGTATGTCTATGTTTTTAGAATTGTCCAGACCCGCAGGAGACACAGATCGTTGGGAAAAAATATTCAAACGTTTAACGCTACTGAACAAACACTATCCTCTCATAGGAAAACAATGCGCATCAATAAATTTTCAAAGAAAGTTAGAAGGAAATTTAGCGGGAGATGAAATATATGATATTGTAAAAGAAACTTTTATCAACCAAGGAGTTGTATTTTTTGGAGGATACGCAATTTCTATTTATTCCAAGTATATGCCAAAACCCCTGCAAAAAAAATTTGAAAAAATACCAGACTTTGACGTTTTATCAAACGATCCTGAAACAACGGCTGAAATTGTGAAAGAGCGATTGAAAGACATTGATATTACAAATGTTAAAATTATAAAACACGATGAAATTGGAGATGTTATTCCAGAACATTATGAAATAGTAGTAGAAAAAGACACAATTGCATTTATTTATAAACCAGTTGGGTGTCATAGCTATAATAATATTCACGTTGATGGAAAAATTGTCAAAATAGCAACAATTGATACTATGTTGAGTTTTTACTTGGCATTTTTATACACAAACCGCGGATACTTTGATCCGGATCGCATTCTTTGCATGTCGCAATTTTTGTTCGATGTTGAACAAAAAAATCGATTGGAGCAAAAAGGTGTTCTGCGACGTTTTTCAATTACGTGTTATGGTCACCAAAAGAGTATCGAGGAAATTAAAGCTGAAAAAGCAACTAAATATAAAGAGCTCAAAGACAAACGAGGAACCAAAGAGTACGAGGAATATTTTCTTTCATACAAGCCGTCAGATTTAAAAAAATCTAAACAGCAAAATAGAGATAGTGGTGAACAAATAAAAAAAGCAGAAAAAAAACAAAAGAAAAAAAGAAAGACAAAACGCGCAAAAAAAGAAACGTTGTTTGATCCATATAATTCAAAAAAAAGCAAAGCAAAAACATATAAGAAATAGGTTTTACTCCACTTTTTCAAAAAGTGGACTAGAAGCAATAATGTTCAACAATCGCGACATAAATGTCTCTAAAAATTTTTCCAATTATTTTCCAAAAAATATTATTATAACGCTGAGGAGAAATAAATTTTTTCAAATAAATATAAACTTTGATAAGATATAGAAAAAAAAACTCGATCGATCTTTTCATTATAAAATTGCATTTATCAGATAAACCCCAGTTATGAAGATAACTACACATTTGAGTGGATGATTCTTTAATATAAAAATTGTGAATATCAAGTAGTCCGGATAAAATCCTATGATAATTTGTTTTCTCATTTTTAACGTTGAATAAAGAACCTAGTTTGTCATAACTCATTAAATTTAAAAACAAAATCTTTTTATTTGGCTCTTTCTTAAAAATGAAAGAATTAAAACCATCCATGTATCTATTTTTGTATAACAAGTTTCCATCCATTAATATAGGAAGAAAACACGACTTATATATAGTTTCGAATATATCGTCGACAGACTTATATTTTGATTTTACAATTTTTTTATTTTTTTTTAAATCGTGAAAGGTTATATATACTTTGTTTGTCATCAAATCGCATATGTTTTTTGGAAGAAAAGGTTTTAACTTCTTGCAAATCAAAGGATAATTATTCAGTTGGTGATTCTTTTTGAAGTTTTCCAATATAAATTTATAAATTTCGGCGAATGCGTCAAGATTATCTACAAGATATAGGAGAGAAATAAACGAACCGATGCTGCAAGACGATATTCTATCAATTTTTATAAATGATTTTTTTTCCATGCTTTTTAAAAAATAAGCCGCTCCAACCAAATAACTTCCATTAAATGCACCGCCATCAAAAACAACGTCTATTATTTGCATTTTTCTAGATTCTTTCGGCAAATTTTTGATTAATTTTTCGACATATTTTTCGATCATTTGATGATTATTATTTTTATACAATAATATTGTCATAAAAATAATTGAACGAATTATTTTTTGTTGAGCAACATTCTATTCATAAACTCTTGAGGGTTTTTATTAGAAGTTAAAAACATGTTAATAATTTCAGCTTGAGAGTAAAAATTTGGTTTTATTTTTTTAAGAAACTTTTCTGATATAGCGATACCAGTAAGATGTGTGTATAGTTCTCCAATAATTTTGTGATTTGCATTTCCGAGTTCTAGTGTGATGTCAATTCTACCAGGTCGAATTAATGCGGGATCAAGATCTCCGTAACAGTTACTGCTAATAATTAATACGCGCCCCGGAGTTTCTCTTAGTCCATCCCAAAGATTCAAAATATCGTCTAGTGTAATCGGCTCCTCCTCATTTTGCACTTTGCAAACTTTTAGAAGTTCATCTTCATTTTTCTGATCGATAATGCTCTTCAAAACCTCCCCAACATTTACGTTTGATTTTGTTGTTAGTGAATTTAAGTCGATGTTCCCGCCGCTTCGCAATTTTTTTTTACCATTATCGCGTTTCAAAACAATATCTCCTATGCAATCAATATCTTCAATAACAATAATTTTTTCTGCAAATCCAATGTTACCCTTTTTGTTTGCAACGTTGTACCGGTCTTCGAAAAAGAATTCATCAAGTTGCCGTTTGGTTTTAATTATTTTCAAAGAAAGGTTAATCACGTGTCTATTTAACATATTTGCGACGCATTTAATTAGAGATGTTTTTCCGGTTCCCGGAGGGCCATGAAGTCCGATTCCTATTGTATATGGGATTCCCATTTTATAGTACCATTCTTTGTTGTTGACAAAAAAATTCAACTTGTAAATTATATCGGCCTTTCCCTTGAAAAAAAGATTGTCAAAGGTTTTGCTGCTTTCAAACACACATTCCGACCAACACTCATATTTTTGTTCTTCATATTTCGTCTTTGCGAGAGTATAAATAAATTTTTTATTAAATCGTTCATTCTCTATGCTCTTCAAGTAATTTTCAGTAATTTCATCAATAAATTCTTTTATGCGTGCAACGTCAGTTTCGTAGGAAAACAACTTGATAGTAATTTTGTCTATTTTTGTTGCAGTTTTCTCTTTTGTCATCTCCTTATTGTCTTGATCTTCGGTGTAAATTTGTGTAACCGCATATATTTTCAGTTTTTCATCGATCAAAAATTCGTAATCTTGCGTCACTATAAATAAGTCTTTTTGAAAGTCGTCAATGTCTTTTCCTTTGCTCTCATAGTAAGGATCTCCATTAGGACTAGGCAACTCTTTTATTTCATAAATAGACGCATTATTCCCAATATTTTTAATAATATATGTCCACATCGCATTAAACCGGTCTGTATACAACGATGATGAAAATATGTGTTTGTCGTAACCTGATGAGTATGTACTTTTCTTCCCTTCGAGAATAACCATATTTTTTTTGAAAAGTAGATACTTAAGCGAAACTAGCGAAAACTCGCACCGGTGAAATTCGTAGTCTTGTAATGTTCGAACAATATAACTGATGAAAACCATACCAAATGTTGTTATTACAGCATTAACAAACGGACTCGATGTTTTGAAATGATCAAAAAATGACATGTGGACGCTGTTTTGAAGCATTGCTAAAAAATAAGAAATTTTGTGCATACTATGAACAAGTAATTAACTTCTATACCCTTTTTGCATGCAATAAAATTGAATGCAAAAACAATAGTTTAAGAAAAACAAGACAAAATAATGATTGATCATAAATCAAAATGTTCTGCTTTCATGCTTATACTAGTTATTTGTCTTGTAATTGCGTGCCTTTGTATTTTTGTAATCCCAAAGGAAAACGTTCTTTTAACAATCATTATATTTCTTTCGATTGTAACTTTGTTTTTAACCCTATATGTGCTTTATTATTTTGCAAAAGAAATACGACGTAGGTGTTGTAATAAAAAAAGCGAACCTCTTCTAGACATTGAGGAACAAAAAACGCACGATGATTTGACAAATCGTGAAGAAGTTTTAAATCAACGCATAAGTTGGAGAGAATATCCAGATAATAACGCATGACAAGTTATATAGGTTTATACCAGCGAAGATTTACACCTTTT